TATGCCTTGTTGATGCAAGATGACGAGACATATAAGAACGCCACACCCGACGAAAAATACGGTAACTTTTTCATTCACGTACCCGGCATGAAAGAGTCGTTGCGTATACCTGTCCCGTTTGAGGTTGGTTATATCTTCAAAAGTTTGCCCGAGGCCATGATCAACATCATGAACAGCAAAGAAGGTGGCGAAGAAGCCCTCAAAGCCTTTAAGAACATTGCTATTCAGACTATACCGGGCGGGTCATCTGCGCTCATGCCAGCGGCGGCTAAGCCGTTGCTTGAGAACCTGACAGGCTATTCGTTCTTTACAGGGCGTCAACTTGAGACTAAGGCTGAGCAGATGGAGAAGGCTGAGTTCCGCTTTAGGGACAACACATCCGAAGTGGCTAAACAACTTGGCTCAGCATTTGGCGTGTCTCCTATCAAAGTGGACAACCTTATCCGTGGCTATACCGGCTCGATGGGCGTGGCGTTGGCGCAGGCATTTAACTTCGCTATGCCGACCGCAGGCACACCAGAGCAAGCAACCAAACGCTTATCTGACATGCCCGTAGTTGGCCCGTTGTTCCAACCCCAAGACGCTGGCGGTATTGTTGGCGCTGTCTACGACAGAATGACCGATATCAACGAGATCAAACGCACATACGATAAGTTAGTCAAGGATGGTAGACGGGCTGAAGCACAGGCATTCATGCAAGAAAATGCGGAGTCCTACGCTAAGTCTGGTGTTACGGGTAATGTGCAGGCGCAGATGAGCAAGATCACCCAAGCAGTTAACGCAATCAAGGCGTCTAGTATGACTCCTGACGAGAAGCGTGAGCGCCTCGACGCACTACAAGACTTGCGTATAAGGCTTGCGACTAGCGTGCGAGGGGTCCTCTAAAGAACCATACCCCGATCAGTCCATTGCGGATTGAGGGGTAGGCTTTGGCATCGAGGATACGCAAGCGTACTGCTTGCTTTAGGCCTTCTTCACGCACGGCATCCGTATCAAGGCAGGGGATAAAGAACCCCTGCCCCTTCTCAGTCTGATCCCACGGATAGTGTATTTTTAGCTTCATTGTCCATATCGGAGATTCGACGGCTTATCTTGAGTACTGACACGCGCATCTGGGGGCCTTGAGTCTTAGCCGTCATGTCCTTCTTAGCCATATGCGACACGGTGAACTGCGCTGCCAACTGACGCTTGAAGTCCGCATACCCAAAACTCATTGACGAGCAGTAGGCTTTAAGCAGTTGTTCCTCAATGTAGAAGTCTACGTGGTCTGGCGTGAATCCGTGCTCTACGCGCCCCATAATTTCTGAGCGTGTTGTAGCCTTGTCAACTTCCCCACCACCGCCAAGTTCAGCCAAGATGCCTGACTCCATGTTGCGGATGACGATGAAGTGCCCGTAACTCTCGCGCACATAGGAGTTCAAGACATCTTCTGCGCTACGCACATTAGCCTTGATGTTGCCCCGCATCGAGTTCACCACCTTCTTCAAGCAAGCAATCACAGGCTTGACTGGGATGTTCACAATGCCGGCGTCTTTCATAAGCACAGCCGCCATGATGATGGTGCCGATGCCAGCCATCCAGAAACGCTCATCGTTGGTAGCCCCAAACTCCTTGTACATCTGCACGACAGAATCAGGGACATCTTTATGTAGGCGGTCTAAATTGTCCACCATGTACTGCGACAGCATGTGGCCTGCTACGGCATAGTTAGCGTGTAGTGACTTGATGACCTCGATCTCGTAAGGCTCCCACGCTAACTCTTGGGTCAGGATGAATTCCAGCAAGCGTCGCAACTCGCCCTCGGATGAGTGCTTGCGTCCACCAGTTAAGCCGTCTACTACGTGGGTATTGGACGACATGATCGCGTTGGTCATCCATGTGGAGAGATTGATACGCTCCTTGTTAGCGCCTGACTCCATGCGCTCCTTGCCCCGACCCTCTGTCATATCCAGTAGGAACTCAGGCAACCACTCGAAGTTAGCGCGGTTCTTGCTGGTCAACTCGTCGGTAATCAGGGGCATACTGCACAGCAAACCAAGGCGCTGTTGCATGGCAACGGGAGAAGTGCTCTTACCCGTTCTGTAGTGAACTGGGTGACCCCAGATGGATGCGGCGGCTTCCAAGGCCAGCGACTTGCCTGTGCCTGACTCGGTTGAACCACAATGGTATGTGATGCCATAGATACCTGTGAAGCGCATCAGCGGAGCGCTTGCTCCTGCCAACATGATCGTCAGGTGATCCCACATTTCTTTCTTGATAAGCATCTGCACGAATGTGCGCCATGCCTCGATCGTCCCAGTGGGTTTGGTGTTGGATACGATGTTCTCCAAGCCGGGCATAGGCACGGATACTGGGGGTAAACCCTTAGAGAAAATCTTGCCAGCGAATACGAATGTGTCGTTGTCTTGCCAGCCATAGTTAGTGGGTACTCTCACGGGAGCCTTTCCTGTACTTGCCTGTTCCACACAAGCGCGTACATAATCAAATAGGTTCTTGTCATTGCCCGAACCATAAGAGGCAATTACGTTTTGAAGCGCAAGCGCTTTGACTGTTTCATCTTTACTTACTACAGCCTTCTGTGACATGGTCACTGTCTCCACCCCATCAGGTCGCAGGCTCAGCATGTGAACTGTGTGCTCCCCGTTGTGGCGCAGAATGTCAACCACGAATAACTCGTGGGGCAAGATCATGATCTGCCGTTTGGTCTTGTTGCCTTCGCTGTCTACGTCTTCTTTCTCCATGAATACCCCACCCCGTGCACCGTAGGCATAGCCTTTGGGAGGGGTGGGGCGAAGAACTTTTCGGACTTCCTCATTGATGGATGGGCTGTCGGTAGCCACATGCACTTCGATCTCCTTGGTGGAGGTGTCGAGCATGATCTCGCGCCCCAAGGCTAGGGGGTTGGTTATCTTGCCAAAGTGCTGGCACCCGTCGCAGACACCGGGGTTTTCACTATCGAACTTGACGCACGGATAGGGACCCTTGATCTCTGCCAACTTCTGGTGCATGCGCTCTTCGGTGTAGGGATGCAACTCGGTCAACCAGATGGTCGCCTTCTGTGCGTCCTGACACTTCTGTGCAATGCTCAACCACCCACGCCACTGTGGCTCCATACCATCATCGTCAGCGTTCTCTGCGTAGTGGCGCAACTGGGCGCACCCCGTACCTTCTTTGGTACGCTTCAAGATTTTGGCGAACTTAGTCGTGCTGTTCTCGAACAGGGTAACCGCAGTCGTTGATGGAGGTATAACGGGGGCGTTGGTTGGACGCTTGCCCGGAATCATGGATGGTGCAGGGGCTGGCGCAATACTCTTTAACTGGCTCACTACGTGAGCTTTCAAATCCTCGAAGTTAAATATGTCGCCCTCTGCCAGCAGTTTGACTGGGCGCGGTGTGTCGTACTTCTTCTTGAAGTTGGTTGTCTCAGGTATGCGTAGCACACGGGCGGCGTCTGCCGTCACGGTCATGTCGATGCTGAGTTTTTGTTGCTTGCACAAGCGTTTGAAGTTCTCGGCAAGGGGCTTCCACTCAGCGATCTCGACGGCTTCCTCGAAAGGCCAGTAGCAATGCAGTCCACCACCAGAGCCAACAATCCAAGGCGTACCCAAAATGTCCAAGCCAGTTTCGGCAAGGAACGCTTTGAGCGCATAGGCTGCTTGTTTCTTGGTAGCGTAGCCGTCCATGTCAATGAACAGCGACTTGATGAAGCGGGCGTTCTCAGCCTTGCGCTTATTGTTCTCGTCAAATGTAGCCAACGCAAAGAAGACATCGCTCTCTTGTGCAACCCAAGTGTCGACCTTGGGATACAACTCGTCTAAGTGCTCAACGAACAGGTGTTCTTTTTTCTTAGTTAACTCTGCCGCGCAGTAAGTCCCGTGACCCGCAGACGGCAAAACAACCGCTAGGAATTCAAGCGGATTCATTTAAGTCCTTGGGTTGATTAGAGGAACAGGTCTTTTTGCGCGGGGTCTTTTGGTGGGAACTCGTCCAGAGGAGCAAGCGCCGTGAAGCGGCGAAGCAGTTCGTGTTGGTATGCGGAGGGCAAGTCTTCTCTGTCGAGAATCACCGCACATTGGTTAATGAGTTCGCTATTGGTCAAGTTTCTAGGTTGAAAACTTTGCATGTTTCTCTCCAAGCCTCGTCGGCTGATTTTGATTTTTGTAATATGTCAAGCATGACTTCGGCTCGGTACTCGTAGGCGGGGAAGATGTCCTTACCCAAGAACCAGTTGTACACAGTTTGGCGCGTCACACCCAAGGCTTTGGATATGCGCACGACCGAGAAGTCATGGTGAATCGCCCAACGCCCTAGCTGGGTTCCCAGCGACTTAGGCGTCTTCGCAATCTCGTCAATGATTTTTTGTGAATATGGCATGGTAGATAGGTGGGGTACTCGGCCTGTGCGTCTTTCTATGCTGTGTGCATAGCGACCATCGTTTTACAGCCTTTCCCCCAAATCCTTTTAGTCTTCGTCGTCCCACGCGCCGACTACGTCAGCGAGTGACTTCTTGCCGGGCACGGCGCTAGGCTTCTTCTCTTCCTTGCGCACGGTTGGCTCCTCGTCCTCCTCTACGGCAACTGCCTTGGCCTTAGCCTTCGGTGCTGGCGCTGGAGCCTCGTCTGCCTCGTCATCTGCCAACTGGGCAACGCTCTTGGTCTTAGGTGCGGCACCCTTGAGCGCGTCGACAGGCTTGCCATCTTGGTTCGCCACGTTCAACACAACGGCCTTGGACGCATCGTCTGTCGCGCCTTGCTTGGTAGCCAACTCATACTCGTCATCAGTCAACCAACGCATAGCCTTGAAGTGCAACTTCGGAGCCTCGGCCTTGGTGTCGAACTTCATGCGGGTCACGACCATGCTAGGGTCAACGGACTGCGCCACCAACCAACGGGCATACGCTTGGAGTGGGCGGTTCTCGCCGTCTTCCTTGCCGAAGATCGAAGTCGCTGGCAAAGCCAACTGCATCACATCACCCTCGACATTGTTAGCCAACACAACAGCAAGGCGCTGTTGGTAACGGCAAGCACGGCTTTGACCATTGCCTGAGCCAGCCACGTTTTGTGGGCAACTAGCGCAAGTATCCGACTGGATGTTGCGTGACTTAGCGTCTGGCTTGTCGCCGTCGTTAGACCAGCAGTCAGGGGCGGCGGCTGTCTCGCCATCGTACTTAGCCATGTAGAAGGTACGTGCGACCTTGGGAGCGGCTTTGACGATCACCACATCGAGGAAGCGCTCGTCGATAGCGGCAACTTCCTTGCCACCAGCCAACAGGCGGAACACACCGCCCTTGATAGAGATACGCTTGCCAGCGTTGCCTGCGCCACCACCCGCTAGGGCTCGTGCTACGTCAGAGAGTTCGCCAGTGCGTGCAAAGGCGGGGAGTTTGGAAGGGTTAAATACTGCTACGTTGCTCATTTAGTTTCTCACTTTGCTGTAGGTTTGCGTACCGATACGTCATACTCCGAATTGGAGTTCAGACCCGGGGGTACGACACCGGGGTTTTCGTCAAGGAACTGCTTCATGTTGGTCTGGGCAATCCGCTTCTCGAACAAGTCGAGGGCATCGTGCTCCAGCACAAACTTCTTGAATGAGTCCCAGTCGGCGGTTGAGTAGCGTGTCTTTACAGACAGAACTACTGTGCCTTGGTCAGTGCGAACAGAAGTCACGCCGAGGGCTTGCATCTGCTCTTTCATCGCGTTCTTGATCTCGTCTTGCTGAGCCTTGAGCAACTCCACTTGCGTGTCGTACTCCTTGGTCAGTTCCGAAATTTGGTCACGCATTTTGCGGTAGACCTTTGCTAACTTATCGAGTGGTATTGTTTGTTCACTCATTTTTATTTTCTCCTGATGTTTGTCTAAGGTTGGACAGTGTACATGAAATTAAATTGATTGCAACTCCTTTCAAGATTTAATTTCGCTCTCGAATAACTGGGTCAATAGTGAGTGGTCGCTCACCTTGGAGGTCAATGCTTTAAACATCTTCCTTTCTATCGGGCTACCTTCTATGTGTAGAACAGTAACCTTGTCGGACGTCTGACCCTTGCGATCAGCGCGGGCAATACATTGGATGTACTGCTCCACCGACATCAAAGGGCCATAGAACACAACTGTGTCAGCGGCAGTCAAAGTAATGCCGTGTGCAGTTGCTTGCGGTTGCATCACAAGGATGCGGGGTTCGGGGTCATTCTGGAATCTGCGGATGATGTCACCACGCTTGGATGCCGGCACGTCCCCACGAATCATCTCGGCTGGTATGCCTTGCTTGTTGAGGTGGTTCATGATGGCGTCGATGCTGTTGGTAAACAGCGCGAACACTATAACCTTGCGGCTAGTCTCCTCCAGAATTTCCTCTAGTACCGACAAGCGAGGCGCGGCATCGAACTCAACTACCTCACCGTCATCGGTGTAGGCAGCACCACAGGAAATCTGCAACAGCTTGGATACGCCAGCCGCCGCGTTGACTGCGCTGATCGTCTCGCCACCAGTCTGTATGAGCATGCGCTCTTTGAGTAACTCGTAGTACTTCTTCTGCTGTGGTGTCAGAGGCACCTCGCGGGTCATCGTGATGACGGGCGGTAAGTCCAAGCACTGCTCCTTGGTGAACCTAATAGCGGGTTGCAACGCCTCATGCACAAGCGCAGTAGCGTTTGCCTTTGGTGCCCACTTGAACTGGGTTACTTTGTTCATCACCTGATCACGCCAAGCGGTAAAGAACCGAGGCACGTTGTTGGAGTTAACCAACTTAGCCAAGCCATACGCATCAGCGGGTGACTGCGAT